TATCAAGCAAGGCATGTTAACCGAGTCAGGCATACCACCTGTTAGCGAATATGAGGATAGATTGTGACAGCTTGGTCTTACAGTAGTATTAAAACTTTTGAGCAATGCCCTAAAAAATACTACCACTTGAAGGTAGCTAAAGACGTTAAAGACTACGGCAACGAAGCTACTCGATATGGTAACGAGGTGCATAAAGCAGCCGAAAAGTATATTAGGGATGGCGAGGAAGTACCGAAGAAATTTTCTTTCCTTAATCGAATGCTAGATGCACTTAACAGCTTAGAAGGAGAGAAGCATTGCGAATTAAAGTTTGGTGTTGCTTTTGACGGCAAAGAGTACAAACCAACCAAGTTTATGGCTAAAGATGTGTGGTTCAGAGGCATTGTTGATTTGCTCATAGTAAATGAAGACAAGGCCATAATCGTTGACTACAAAACAGGCAAGAACGCTAAGTACGCTGACACTACGCAGTTAGACATAATGGCTGCGGCTACTTTTACTCATTTCCCAGAAGTGCAAGAAATTAAGTCTGCGTTGGTATATGTAATCAGTAACGACTTTATAAGTAAAAAACACAGCCGAAAACTACACAAATCATACTACGCCACGTTTGAGGAGCCGCTACAAAGATTAGCAGTTGCCGAAGAAGAAGGCGTGTGGAACGCAAACAGTGGGCCTCTTTGCGGTTTTTGCCCAGTGAAATCTTGTGAACACTACCGTGGGAGATAAACATGGCAGTCAAGAAACGTAACTACAGAAAAGAATACGACAATTATCAAGGCACGGAAGAACAAAAGAAGAAACGTGCCAAACGCAATGCTGCTCGTCGTAAAGCTGAGAAAGAAGGCCGAGTTAAGAAAGGTGATGGCAAGGATGTAGCTCACAAGAAAGCTATGGATAAGGGCGGTAAGAACTCTGACGGCACTAGGGTCGAGAGCAAATCACGGAACCGATCCTTCAAACGGGACTCTAAGGGTAACCTAGTGTCCGAAACCAGTAAGCGTGAGCGTAAGCGTAAATGAGATTAGTAGATAACAAGGAGTTGGTCTTAAAGACAAAGAGACCACATTTAGTTGCAGAGAAAATACAAAGTTGCGAAGTAACAGAAGAAGAGGATGGCATATTCAAGGTGTCTATCAACTGGGGCTTGGAAGAATGTCAGCAGTTGGCTTCACTCAAAGTAAAAAACATACCTTCTCCCATAGAGCGTGACTACGAATGGACAGGTAAATACAAACCATTCGACCATCAAAGAGATACAGCTAGCTTCTTAACTGTACACAAACGAGCTTTTTGTTTTAACGAACAAGGGACTGGTAAGACAGCCTCAGTCATCTGGGCGGCTGACTACCTCATGAAACTTGGGCTTATAAAGCGCGTGCTTGTAATTTGCCCGTTGTCGATTATGAAGTCTGCATGGCAGCAAGACTTATTTACTTTTGCTATGCACCGTAGTTGTTCCGTAGCGCATGGCACGTCTAGCCAGCGCAAGAAAATAATCGAAGCAGGATGTGAGTTTGTAATCATTAACTTTGATGGTGTAGGTGTAGTCAAAGAAGAGATAAAGAACGGTGGCTTTGACCTAGTCGTTGTGGACGAGGCTAATGCGTATAAAAACGTACAGACAAATAGATGGAAGATTCTGTATGACATCATGAGAGACATCGAGTGGCTATGGATGCTTACAGGCACACCGGCAGCGCAGTCTCCAGTAGATGCGTTCGGTCTTGGTAAACTAGTCAACCCAGAAGGCACGCCAAAATACTTTGGTCAGTTCCGAGATATGGTGATGTATAAGTTGTCACAGTACATATGGAAGCCTAAGTCCACTGCTGATAAGACCGTACACCAAATGCTTCAACCTGCGATCCGGTTTGAGAAAGAGCAATGCCTAGACCTACCTCCCGTAACCTATGTAGAAAGGGAGGCTCCGCTTACAAAGCAACAAGAAAAATACTATGACCTGCTTAAGAAGCGCATGATTATGGAGGCGGACGGTGAACAAGTTACCTCCGTCAACGCCGCTACTAACTTAAACAAACTACTACAAATCTCCGGCGGTGCTGTGTATACGGACGATGGAGAAGTTATAGAGTTCGACGTTAAGAACAGGCTCAAGGTAATACAAGAAGTAATAGAAGAATCTAGCCACAAGGTCTTAGTTTTTGTGCCTTTTACGCACACTATAGAATTGCTGCAAGAGTTTCTTACCAATAACAAGATAACCAGTGAAGTGATATCCGGCAAGGTGTCGGTTAACAAACGTGCTGAGATAATTAAAAAATTCCAAGAAACAGATCAACCCAGAGTTTTAATTATCCAACCTCAAGCCGCTTCTCATGGCTTGACCCTGACTGCGGCTAACACCGTTATTTGGTATGCCCCAGTCACGAGCGTAGAAACCTACCTTCAGGCAAACGCCCGCATAAACAGACCGAGCCAACACAACCCAATGACCATAGTGCATGTGTGTGGCAGTGACGTTGAGACTCGTCTGTACTATATGTTGAGGTCAAACATAGACAACCATAACAAGATAGTCGATCTCTACAAACAAGAAATAATTACTTGACATTGTACAATGTTAAACTAAACTTGCCATCCCCCTAACGTAATCTGGAGGAGCGATGAGCAACCTATACACAGCCGACCGCATGGCTAAGGACTACATGACTTTGCGGGAAGGCATTCGGGAGAAAGAAGAAGAAATCAAAAAGCTAAAAGAACTGCAAGTTAAGATCACAGACAAAATGCTTGAGCTTTGTGCAGAACAAAATGTAGACAGTTTAAAAACTGAGTTCGGCACTATATCTAGGCGCGTCCAATCTAGCTACTGGACTAGCGACTGGGAACAGTTCTACAAAATGGTCGAGGAGCACGGTGCTTTTCATTTGCTAGAGAAGCGCATTCATAACAGCAACATGAGGGAGTTCCTAGAAGAAAACCCTGATACCGTGCCAGCAGGACTGCAAGCAAAACAAACACACGTTATCCGTGTGATCAAACCATCCGCTAAATAGGAGCGAGCTATATGTCAAACGAAGTATCTATTTTCGAGAACGATAACGCTGTAGCTGCACCAAGCAACCGTAAGAGTTCGCTGGCGCAGAAGTTAAGCAGCCAGAACACGATCTACAGTAGAAGAATCAAAACCAATGCAAGGGGTACATTCACAAAGCTTATTAACGGTAAGCCTGTGGGAGAACCAATTCGTGACGAGTTTGAAGCCATCGTAATCAACATGCTACCCAGCGTGTCTCGTAACTATTACAAAGAAGAATATGACGCCAAGAAAGAAGAAGAGGGCGTTGTAACTTTGCCAGTATGCTGGTCACATGCAGCAGATAAACCAGAACCAGATGCACCTGAGCCGCAGAATGCGAACTGCGTAAACTGCCCGCAGAATCAGCCCGGCTCTGGTCAAGGACAGAGCAAAGCGTGTAGGTTCAAGCGTAGCTTAGCAATTATGCTAGCGGGGGATAAATCGGGTGACGTATACCAGATCAACATCCCTGCTAAATCATTGTTTGGTAAGAGCGCGGGTAACAAGCACCCATTTGAAGCCTACGTTAAATACCTGCTTTCCAACGGCGAAGCTCCGGATACTGTGGTTACGAAGATAGCCTATGATCCTGATGCCGCTGGCATGGAGCTTTACTTTGCACCTGTGCGCCGTGTCACCGACGAAGAATATGGCTTGATTGAAGCAGCACTAGATAAGCCTGAGACTGAGAGATACGTGAAGATCAGTGTTGGGCAAAACGATCTTGGTCAGCAGAAAGCTTTGGAAAGTAAGCCTGAAGAGCCAAAGATTGAACGCAGTGAAGAACCAGAACCCGTCGAAGTTGAAGTCGAAGTAGTTGAAGAACCCCAGAAGCGCGTAAAGAAGAAAGAAGAACCAGTTGTCCAAGAGGAGTCTGGTGCTCTTGCTGATGTTATTAGTGCGTGGGGTAGCGAAGACCAATGAGTTACGGCTATTCAGTCAAACTAGTCTCGCTCAACAAGTCTGCAAGTATTAAATCTCTAGGCGTGAAGCTAGGTAGAGAGTGCATTAAATATAATGTGCCTGTATCGCATGTGGCTGAGCGTCTAGGGGTCTCCAGACAAACGGTATATAACTGGTTCACCGGCGAATGCCTACCTAACGAGCAAACTAGGAAAAACATTGAAAAGTTTATAAACAAGATACAACGGTAGGATTATGAAATACCTTGACCTGCTTGATCATGTGCAGCCAGACAACGGCTGTTACTGCATTCTGGGGATAGGGTCATTCGTTAAACAAGAGTTAGTAGCTACACGAGAAGAGTTCAACGAAGTTGTAGATACGTACTTAGCCGAAAAAAGAGATGTGTATTTCGGCGTTGCAAAGTTCAAGTCTGTAGATGGAGGTCGCAAAAAACAAGACGTACAGTCGCTCAAAGCATTCTGGTTAGACATAGATTGCGGTGAAAATAAAGCTGAGATCAATGAAAAAACTGGAATACCTGATGGCTATGTAGATCAGGCTGCGGGCTTTAAGAAGCTGCGAGAATTTGTAGAGACTGTAGGTTTACCACCACCAACAATAGTTAATTCGGGGCGCGGGCTACACGTATACTGGGCGCTGACTTCGGAAGTTACTAAAGAACAGTGGGAACCTGTAGGCAAAAGACTTAACGAACTATGTAAGAAACAAGAGTTTTACGTTGATCCAAGCGTCTTTGAAGTAGCACGGGTACTTAGAGTTCCGGGCACTCTTAACTTCAAAGATGATCCTCCTAAACCCGTAGAGATACTGGGTGAGCTAAGGCCGCCTATAGACTTCGACGAGTTTAAAGACATATTAGGTGTAAAAGAGAAGCAACCTGCAATAGAGGTGGAGCCTAGCAGGAAGTCTGCTTTGCGCGACAAACTCATGGAGAACATCCAGAGTAACTTCGCAAAGATTATGACAGCAAGTGCTAAAGGTTCTGGGTGCAAGCAGCTTCTCTCTTGCTACATGGACAGGAAAACACTATCTGAACCTAGATGGTGGAACGCTCTGTCTGTGGCCGCTAACTGTGCGGATAGAGATACGGCAATACATATATTGTCCAGAGATTATCCGGACTACGCACCCGAAGAAGTAAACAAAAAAGTAAAGCACATAACTGGGCCGCACAGTTGTGAAGAGTTTGAAAAGAATAACTCCGGCGGGTGTGAAGGATGCCCGCACAGAGGCAAGATAAAAAGCCCAATACAACTGGGTAATACTTTTGTAGCCGCTACGGATAGCGATATACCAGATGCACCGGAAGAAACCGAAGAGGAAGAAGAGGCAGAACCAACAAAGCCCTCTTACACGCATCCATACTACAGAGGTAAGAACGGCGGCATATACAGGATAGACGACCTGAACGATGAGGAAGCAAAGCCTGTATTTATTTACGAGTATGATTTGTACGTTAAAAAACGTATGACTGATCCGAATGACGGGGACATTGTGGTGTTTGTACTGCATACCCCA